AAGCATATGATGATCTGGAGGTGGCGGCATGATCCGTTTATGGTTAGTTGATAAGGACGGTAATGTTGTGTTCAACACCGTCTACAAGCAGGAAGCATATGAGTATCAGAATCGTCGTCGTCCTGATACAGTTTTAAAAATGGTGCGTGTATGAAAGAAGCATTTTTAGACGCAGTTATGATGCTTTGTTGGTTTCAGTTTGTGCTACTTGTAGCATTTAGATTTTTCCACAACATTCCGCATCCTGCATTCTTGCTAGCAACAGCATGTGCAGGCATTGGGTTTGTGCTACTAGTACGCAGGGTACGCAAAAGCATTTACGCATAGGTAGACAAAGCGGTAAATACAGCTAAAGGATTAGCTGATGCCGCGTTTGTCACTGTACAGCCCCCAAAGGCGTAACGATTACAAATTTTTAGATAGAACCATTGCCGAAATGTATCAAGTCGGTGGTGTAGACATGTTCATTCACAAATATCTTGGACCAAAACCTCATGGCGATGATAGTTCAAGTCAAACCGGTGGCACACAAGACGCAACACAGCCAGCTTACAGTACAGAAAATCCATTGTTTATCGAAGATTTGTTCTTGTTAGAAAACAGGGATAGAGCGTACTCGCCAGACATTTACCAGATGCGTGGTGTTTACAATCAACAAGATCTTGATTTTGATCTTACTCAATTTGGGTTGTTCTTAAATAACGATACGTTGTTTATTACGTTTCATTACAATGCAATGATTGATACCATTGGACGTAAACTTATGAGCGGCGACGTGCTTGAATTGCCCAATCTTAGAGATTTTCATCCGCTAGACAGTAATATACCCAGAGCTATACCAAAATATTATGTAATACAAGATGCAGCGTTTGCAAGTGAAGGCTTTAGCCAAACTTGGCTTCCCCATTTATGGAGAGTAAAAGCAACTCCACTTGTAGGTGCTCAAGAATACAAAGACATTCTGGATAAACCATTTGCTACGGATAATATTTGGGACAACGGTAATTACTATCCTAAAGGAAGCATTGTAAAAAATGGTGCTACATATTACCTCGCAATAACAGATGTTCCAGTTGGTACAGAAATTACCAACACAACTTATTGGTCATTGTATACACCTTTATCAGAATTACAAACTTTTGGCACAGTTACAAAGGATACAGAGTTAAATGATGCCATTATTTCACAAGCAGAATTTGAGGTTCCTGCATCAGGTTACGACAATACTAAGTATTACTTGGTTAATACTAACAGAGACGGAACACCTGGTACACCAGCAGGCTATAATACAAGCCAGACTGATATTACAGTAGACACATCAAATATCAATGCTGATCAACAACCAAACACTCCACAAGATTTTGGGTACATTCAAGGTTATCTTACAGGAACTGAACTTGCTCCTAACGGACTTCCAGTTGAAACTGGTATTTCTTTTCCCGGAGATCCAGATCAAGGAGATTATGTGTTACGATTAGATTATTATCCAAACAGACTGTTTAGATACGATGGCAACAGATGGATTAAGATTGAGGACAATGTGCGCACAGACTTAAGCAATGATAGTGATAGTACTACCCAACGCAGTGGATTCATTAACAATACTAACTCAACTCCTACACAGGATAGAGGTAGAATACCACAACGTCAATCGCTAAGTAAAATGCTTAAACCAGAGGCCGATAATTAATGGCAGCAGTACAATTTTTTTATGATGAACAAATACGCAGATTTTTATTGCAGTTTACACGCATCTTATCTGGTTTCCAGGTTGAATATGGACGAGATGATGAAGGTGTAAAAGCACTCTATAGAGTTCCAATTCGTTACGGTGATGCTTCGAGACAAGCACAAACAATACTGCAAGAAAACAGTGCAAATAGTTTACCCAGTACACCACTGATGACATTTTATATCAGTCAGCTTACATACGCAAGAGGCAGAGTACAAGATCCTACGTTTGTAGATAAGAAAAACATCAGGCAAAGAACCTGGGATGAAGAGTCTGAGATTTACGAAACTACCCAATCGAATGCGTTTACAGTTGAACGTGTTATGCCAGTGCCTTATGATCTTGAAATAACACTAGACATCTGGACAAGCAACACAAATCAAAAATTACAAATTTTAGAACAAATTTTGACATTGTTTAATCCAAGTTTTGAAATTCAAAGCACTGACAGCTTCATTGATTGGACCAGTTTAAGTGTAATTAACCTGTCTAGTACTAATTGGAGTAGTCGTTCAATACCAATGGGTACAGAAAATCCTATTGATATTGCTAGTTTAAGATTTGAATTACCGATGTGGATCACTCCTCCAGCAAAAGTGAAAAAGCTAGGAGTTGTTCAAAAAATTATTTCAAGTTTATATGATGCGGAAGGCAATCTGAGTGATGCTATAAACAACGATGATTTGTTATTAGGCACTAGACAAAAAATTACACCTTTTGGATATCAAGTTTTATTGTTAGGCAATCAGTTACAGGTGCTATCTCGAGAAGCAGTTGTCGAAGGAAACACAGGAATTGCTGTTCCTGAAAGCCCGCCGAGTAATGAATTTTGGCATGCTGTAATTGATTTGTACGGCGAACTAAAAGCTGGGATCAGTCAGATTCGTTTACAAAACAAATACGATAATAGCGTGATTGTTGGAACAGTAGCTTACCATCCTAGTGACGATAGATTTTTGTTGTTCACAATAGACGAAGATACATTACCCTCAAATACCCTTTCTCCGGTAAACGCCATAGTTGATCCACAACGTAAAGGCCCTGGTTATGGACTTCCGGCAGCCGAAGCCGGACAACGGTATTTGCTTATCAATGACACAGGAACTGATCCTTATGAAGGCGATGCAGTAGCCTGGCGAGGTGCAGGCGGAGGAACACTATATGCAAAAGCAAACGATATTATTCAATATGATGGCAGTGTATGGAATATAACATTTGACAGTGCAAACCTTAGTGATGTACAATATGTAACAAATTTGACAACAAGTATTCAATACCGATGGGCTGATGAGCAATGGCTTAAAAGCTATGAAGGACTATACCCTGGAGGTGAATGGAGCTTTGTTCCGTGATAGATGCTGTTGGCGTCTGGTTTTATAGTATTACCACTGATAGATATCTATATCTACTTCGAAATGATAATAAAAACCCTTACACATGGGGCTTACCAGGTGGTAAAGTAGAGTTAAACGAAACACTTTACGAAGCAATTCATCGTGAATGCAGTGAAGAGTTAGGAAGTTGGCCAGAGCCCATTAAAATGGTTCCAATTGAAAAGTTTACCAGTCCAGATCTAAAGTTTTGTTATCATACATTTTTTTGTCTAGTAAGCGACGAATTTGTTCCTCTTTTAAATGATGAGCATTGCGGTTATAGTTGGATCGAAAGTGGAGTTTATCCAAAACCAATGCACCCTGGTTTATGGAGTACAATACATTTTGAAGAGATAATTGAAAAAATTAATATTGTAAAACAACGCCAGTGTTCTGGTTAATCGGCTGCGTCAAAGAAAAACATGTGCCATAGTCTTGCATTTTCGGCATTATAACCAAAATATCCTTGGGCAGCATGCAGTTGACCTCCATCAAACAAAACCAATCTGTTATACACATTTGCGTAAACATCCATTTGTTCATATGGAGTTTTGTCAATGAAACAATTTTGATCAAATGCTTCCATAATTTTGGGATCATACTTGTGATATACTTTTGATTCTTTATGCCTGTATGTTCCTGTACCGCACTCTGGAGGTGCGTCAGGAGTAAGGTAGATCATTCCGGCCCACCTTTGTAGGTCATTATGATATACTAGTGGGTCTCCGGCTTTGTTCCATTGAAATCTTCCGTTCATGCCATAAGACTCCCATTCAGTTACTTTAGCACCAATACAATCTTCAAAAATTTCCTTTATACCAGGAAACAAAAACTGCTGTGTAGTTCTACGTCCAATATAGTATTCATTTTCTACAAACTCCTGTTGTAAGGCATACTCTCTAACTGAATCTGGATCGCTGTAAAAATTATCGAGCACTATTGCTCTTTTATTGATCTGTACCTGGGGATTTGGAGCAAACTTAGAAAAACTGGTTATCATGTGTTATATTCCTTTTTCAGATGAAAGTATTCATAGTCCTGGTAATAGATCTCTTCAATGTGTTTTTTATGCTCAAGTGTAAACATATCTTTTGTGATTACTGATATCGAAGGATGTTGATGATCTACCGGTAACAAATTACTTAGCTGATTTAGACTGATGTACGTGAACTCTTCAAAAAAACAATTTTCTAAGTACCTACGTTGCAAATAAAAATGATGTTTTTGGCCAACATGATGTAACTTATCAAGGTTTTCCATAACCAACTGGACACGATCAATAGGATCAATATCCTGTACTGTTAGGCCTAAAATATCCTTGAACCAATCTGTGCCGTATTCACATCTTCCATCCATACCGTTGAAATAGTGATCAATAAGTCCAATAAATCTATCAACAGGGTTTCGATATATAACAATTGGTTTGATTTTTGAAGCATCTAAATCATTTACTACCCATAATCCTCTGTCATTGATGTGTGATATTTCAGGAGGATCAGCGTTAACAGTACAATACAGATCTCCTTCATGCGGATTGTCCGGCAGTTCGTTTACAAAATTTACAAACTTCCATGTAAAAGTTCCTTTCATTGACGAACTACCGCATCTTGGAATGTCGATCCAAAACAGTCTTGAATTACATCTATAAACATTAGGCAATGGGCTTAATTCGCAATAATAGCAGCCGCATGTATCTGTTAGAAATTTATACATTTTGCATTATAGAGTGGGCTATTCCCCTCATTTCATTTTCAATAACCGCATGATCATATGGCACTGCGTTTTCGCAGTAGTTGCAAAGATCATACTGTGCATAGGGAGTTGGAATACTTGATTCATAATCTTGTTCAAATAAATTTCCAGTAATCTCTACAAGACCATAATCCATACAACATAAACTTACGTCACCGTTAGGTAACAAAATGTTATGGTAAAGTCTTTCATCACATCCGCATGTCATCTTCTTGTTTTCGTGATACACACTGTTAAATTTGTTGTTTAACAGTTCAGGTTTAAGAATAGTTTCTCCAATGAGGTTACCTGCGCGGCTCCACATTGAATAGCTCGGAGCAGTTGGAAAAACATGACGCACACTTTCATGTACATCGCCTGCCATAACCATTGTAGTAAAATTATGTATTTCATGTTGTATACTAGCAATGTACTCGACCGTCTCAATGTATGTTTTGTTTATTGGATGTTTTGCTTTGCGATCTTGATCTGGTAAGTGCAAGGTAAAGTTACCGTTAGGTGCACCAGCAAACGGAATATGTTTGATTGCGTCAACATCTGCTATGCTCATACCTACAGCAGTGGTAAACACACTTACTGGATGCCCAGTTTCGTGTGCATACAGTACCATTTCGGTGCATTGTCTGTGCATCCAAGGTTCAACAAATCCAGCAAAGGTTATACGAACTTCTTTGGGTATCTTATCAATGGCTGCTTTATACTTTTGTAAATCCATTCGTCTTTCGCCAGTATAAACTTTTGTAAGTGTACGTTGTGGACAAAACACACAATCAACTACACATCCTTTTTCTGGTATAATTGTTGTAATTTCCATTGTTGGTGCAATGCTATGCTTCCATCCTTTTCCCGAACTTGCAATTATATCAAAAGATTCTTTCTGACTTATTTCTTTACCTGCTGTATAGTTTTGAACAGCTTTTGGTGGAGTAGATTCAACTTTTTCCAAATTTAAGGTTGACTTAGGGGGTGTTACACTTAGTTCATTTGTTGTAGTATTAATTGCAACACTGGTAGTTTCCTTTTTACGATTGTCAATGTAAAAGTTAATGGTTCCATAGTGTTCAATGAACCACTCAGTGTGTAAATCTGGTTTGATGTTTACTTCGTCAAAACTAAAAACTTGTACTTGATCTGGCTCGTAATAAGGTAAGATAACGTCACGGAAATGCCTAAATTTTTCTTTTAGTCTTGAATCAGTAAGATGCCATTCGCCTACAATGTAATCTACATTTTCCTTGATCCAAGGCATATTTTCTTCTGTGAACACATTATATTCACCACCTTCGCAGTCAATCTTTAGAAAGTTAATGTGTTCAATATTATATGATTCAATAAACGTGTCCCATCTCATACTTTTTACAGGTTTAGCATTTTCTTCAGCTGCTGTTTCTATTGTGAGTTCGTCAAACAATCCATACTGTACTTCAAAGCCGTCAACTGTACCAATTGCACGATTAATATGCGTGACACCATCATATGAAGTATTCTTTTTTAAGTCCTCAAATAATGCCAGGTGAGGTTCAAAACAGTAAACTTTACTAGGTTGACTACTTTTGATCTTCCAGGTAAATGGCCCTACACTAGCACCCATATCTACCACAACATCTCCAGGTTGAACACTTACAAACTTTTGATAGACATTCATATGAAATACTTCTTGTTCAACAATATTTCTAAACCACTCGTTTTGACTTGCTGTGCCCCAATCAAACTTGTCTGTTTTATCTTGATTCATTTCTTCCATTCTCTCTAAATTGTTTTTCACCGCGGTTTTATACTGATCGCTCATTTCATAATTTACCAACAAGTCGACAAAAATATTTTTTGCATCTTCACAAAGCCCGCACCACCAAGCACAATGTGCTTGTTGAAATATTACACTGTATTTCCCAGGGAATGCTACGTCAGTTCTCAAAGGTGGGCTATCAAAATCGCATACAATTAATGCTTGTGAACATAACATATATCCGTCAAACCATTTGCCCGGCTCTTCACCTGTTGCTTCAATAAGCTGACTAAGCATAAGATATGCTTCAGGACGAGTAGGCAGTAACGCAATAGCATGTTTTAGCATCCCCCAGGTGCTGAAACCCCTGCATCCTTGACTGTCGAAACACATGCTGGCTCTTACAAGACATTCATATTTAAGAAGCACTTGATCCGTGCGTTCAGCAGCTCTGATATAAAAACTTACCGCACTTGCAGTTTGTCCTATTTCGTGATAGTAGATTGCAACATTATAGTTGTGTTCAGGGTCATCAGGATCTTGTATATACGGATGTAATAGATCCAATAAATCTTGTTCGTTATACATTGCTGAGTTCATAATTACCTGATATAAAATTTGTTACTGCTGGTATTGGTGCCCGTAGTACAAAGGCTGCGTTGTCTTGAAAACCAAAACTAATTAGCATGGTGTTGTCTGTGTATTCGCACATGCCAACACTAAATTCAACGTCTCCATTCATTATACTAAAATCTTGACTCACGCCAGTGAGATTGAAATCATCATCCCACATTACAAATCTATGTTTATATATAGCATCCTTGCGTCCAACATTACTTTTGAATAAGTTCACGTCGTGGGTTAAAGCAATATAACCTGTCTCTGTTTTTAGCACTTGTGATCCTCCTCGAGGAGCAGCCGGTAAAGATAAACTAACATTACTTTGATTTATGTAATATGTTTGTTTATCTATTGGACAATATCTTACACATTCCCCAGGGTTAGTCCACTTTACAAAGTGAAATGGACGATCAAGTAAGGGCATCCAATTTTTTTCACAATAGCTATATGGATGTCCATTTGGAAGTGGTATACGATGTCTTTCAGTCTCAACCACACAGTCTTCACGTATGCTAATTTTACTTAACTCCATGCGACCTTCGCCATTGGTTGTTGTATCTCTTCTTACACCAGTTATCCAAAAATCGTTATCCCAATGCACTATTCTAGCGTCTTCGAGCCCGACAAATTCCCATAAAGGCTCGTAGGTATCAAATTGGCTAGTATCGATCTTATCGTAACGAGATATAGTTAGATTGTCATCCAGTTCAAGGTAAAAATTCCAAGTCCGAAGTTTGATATCGTCTTCTGGATGAATATATGTCAGTGGTCCCCAAGGATGTTGAAATAACTTTTTTTCACTGTGATAGAATGTGTAGTTTACACTGCGTAATATAACCATTATCTGACCGTTATGGTTATAAATGCTAGGATTCATTAATCCTAGCCCGCCGTGTTCTTCAGAAGGAATCACCAATGGATGTATACTTCCTCCATTGTTGATAATATATTTTACAAAATTTTGCATTGATATCCTATACGTTTACTAGTATAGTACATATCAAAACTTATGTCAATGACTAAATTATTTTAAGTTCGTCCTACTGCAATTTCAATCATATGAGGACCATCATGTTCATTATTTTCTAATGATTTTCCAATCATTGTACCAGGAGCTGGATCATTATTCACTGTAGCATACCCTGGTGTTTTACTTGTTACTAAGATATCTCCTTTGGTAACAGGACCCATAACTTTACATGGAACCCGGCCAGTTAATGCAATTTCAACAGTATTTTCTTCTGCAAGATCGCTGTTCATCAAAAAAGCTGGTTCAGTTGACACAACTCCGGCTATCCTACGATCTCCCATTTCACCAGTTGTTGTAACTTCAAATGCTCCTCCAAAAATTACAACGGTTCCAGGACTGTATAGAGCAGCACCGATATATTTTTCTGCCAAATCGGCGTATTTTGCTGAACTAGCAAGTGTGCTAGTATTAGGAGCGACAAGTGTATTGGTACTAGGATTATAATATAAACTGGTGCTACCGTTTGCTGTTTGGTTACTACCCAATGCACTAACAAACACTAGTTCAAAATTAGCATTGGTGTTTGTGTCAACAGCATTAATTGTTGTACTAGGACCCGCTGTACCTTGTGTACCAGTGGTACCCTGGGTACCAGTAATACCTTGTGTACCTTGTGTACCTGTAGCACCTTGTGTACCTGTGGTGCCCTGTGTACCTGTAGCACCTTGTGTACCAGTAATACCTTGTGTACCTTGTGCACCTGTAGCACCTTGTGTACCTGTAGCACCTTGTGTACCAGTAGTACCCTGTGTGCCAGTAGTACCCTGTGTGCCAGTAGTACCCTGTGTGCCAGTAGTACCCTGTGTTCCCGG